GTTCACCGATGGAGCGATCCAGCTGGACCAGGGCGATCACAGGGACGCCCAGCACGCCAGCCAGCGACTTGAGCCCGATCGACACGTTGGTCATTTGCTCGTATCGGGACTTGCCTTCACCGCGCACAAGCTGCGCATAGTCCACGACCACCAGACGCAGCGGACACTTCGGCCCCATATCCTGCGCGGCCCGCTTAATTGCAGCGTGACCAGCGGCCATGTCTCGCACGTTCTTAGGCACCACCCGCAGGCGGCCCTTCTCAACTTCCTGCGCGTGTTTGACGTATTGGCCGAACTGCTTTTCATCCAGCTTGCTTGCATCGCGCAGATCCGAATACGCCACGGACGAACGCGCCGCGATGATCCGGTTGGCAATTTCCGTGTGCCACATTTCCAGCGACCAGAACACGGCACCACCCGGCTCGTCAGAAAACGCCACGTTTGCCGCTATCTCAATCGCAGTCGCGGTCTTTCCCATCGAAGTCGTGCCGCCCAGCAGACACAGATCGCCCGGCGCCAGCCCGCGCAGAATATCATCCAGCGCGCCAATGCCAGTTTTAAGGAATGTGGCCCGCCCATGATACGCTTCATGCGTCTGCGTCACAGCATCCGTGACAGACCGCGCCAGAGAGAAAGAGCTTTCCCGCCCCCGCGTCTCTGGAAGCGATGCAATGCCCGTCAGGAGGCCTGCGGACACCTCTTGGCTGTCCATGCCCGTTTTGATGGACGAAAGGGCTTTCTCGGCGCTATCTCGCAGCAGGAAGCGGCATTGCCCCTCTATCATCATCTGCGCAGTCTCACGCGGGTCGATGTAGCCCACCGCTTTCGTCGAAGCGGAAACCAGATAGCCCTTGCCGCCCAGCTTTTCCAAATCCGGATCGTCACCGATAATCTGCGCCACTGCCACGAGGTTTGCAGGGTGCCCATTGCGGTGACGGTTGGCGATGATCGCCCAGATCCGCTTGTGGACGGGGTTTTGAAAGCTCGTTTCGTTGATCACGTCGCCAACGCGGTCCACGATGGACTGATCCAAAAGCGCGCGACCGACCAGCTGCGTTTCCGCCAACAGCCAATCGTCAAACACTTTGCCGTCGCCGTTGTTTGCATTCATCACTTGCATTTCAGATACCCCCGCGTCTCAAGGGCGAGCTTGTCTTGCCAGACCACGTTGTAAGAAATTCCCATGTCCTCTGATATTTCCCGCGCCGTCATTCCGCGAAGAAAACGAAACATGACCTTTACGCGCCGCAGCTCGATATCAGCCCCGCTGGGCGCAGGCTTTCGGCTATCCGGCATGACGCGTGGGGTGAAGCCCTCTTTGCGCCGCAGCGCACCCAACGCAGCGCCGTATTCGTCCTCTGACTTAGATTTGACCATCACAGACGCCCCTCATTTTTGAGGACGCGAATGTCACGGCGCACAGTGGCAAATTCGATATTAAGCTCTTCCGCGATCACTCGCTGAGGCTTGCCTACCGCCACAGCAGCAAGCACTCTTTCACGACGCAGCCTTAATTGATCGGGCGTTTCGCGCTTCCAACCGCTCGTAAAATCCATCGAACCTGGCAACAGCGGCTTGCGCCCCTCTTTTTTGCACAGAGCCCGCATCGCCACCCCGTAGGCGTCCTCAAATGTCGTGGGGCAATTCATCGCGTGATCTCCCCGAAGTAGGGGATCGACTGCCCGCCGCGCCGCCGCTCAACCTGTTCGGGCCATTCCGTCCATTCACGCTCGTCCAGCCAGCGCGCAGGATTAAAAGCAAATTTGAAATCTGAATTGCTGGCCGCATATCTTTTCACGGCAGCAATGATCACATCGGGGCTTTCCTTTTCAATTCCCTTGGATTTACCGGACATGATCTTTGCCCAAATTGTCCGAGCTCGTTTAGGTGCCCGCTTGTTTTGGCATTTCGGATATGCAGCCCAGAACTCGTCGAAGCGATCTAGCTTTGGATCTTGCTTGGGAGGGGCCAGATCATCAGTGAACAATCCATCTTTGGTATTTTCTTCTATGGATGGTTCAGGGGTGGTTAAAGGAAGGTTTGTGCGAATGGGGTTCACGTCTTGATGCGAATGGGGTTCGCATGTCACGTGAACGGGGTTCACATGTGAATGGGGTTCACGTGTGGATGGCATGGCATCAAGAAGCGGAATATTGATCTGATATTCGACTGTGAAACCGTTCTTGCATTTCCGCTTTCCGACCTCGGCTACAACTCCAGCGTCTATAAATGCCGTAATCGCCAATTGAACAGCCCGGCGCGAAACCTCCAAATCGGACGCCATATTCGTCTTGCTTGTCCAAATGCCTGTTCCGTCGTCACTGGCGCAATTCGCCATATACATCAGAACGGCCTTCTTTACCGCCGTCCCGGTCATTTTCTTCTGCGCTATGCCCTGAATGATATTGCTCATCAGTGAACCTGCGCAATCTTGCCAAGGTCAGGGTTTCCCACCCTTTGCCGCAGCCGCTCTATGGCGGGCTCCAAATCTTCGGGCATCAACTCGTGCATCGCCCTCATGCATGTAAGCTCATCCACACCGCAGAAATGAGAGATGCGAGCCAAGTCACCTGGGTCAAACAGATGATCGTCTGGCGTGATCGTATGGCCCGGCCGCATAAACTCCAGCCATGTGTAAAACTGATGATCCTCAAAGTGGAAAATGCACTCGCAAGCGTCCTCCAAGCTGATCCTAAAAAATTCACGAGAGTTTGAAACGCGATGCTCAATCAGCGCCTCATGCACCATTGCCTCCAGCTCGCGGCAATTCACGCTGCGGAACTCTGCCGCCACCTTGAAAGGCGTAGGCACGCCAGTCTGATAAAGCTCCTCTGCGCGACGGATAGAGCCGCGCGTTGTCATGCCGATCTTTACGAGACCCGGCATACTTTCATTTGTCATCACGTAGACGACGCCACGAACGGTTTGGTCGTTCATTTCATGCTCCTGTTGAATTTTTTTTAGTGAACAGCCCGCCAGCAGGTGTTGATTGCGCGCGGCCATAGGTGGCGCAGGCGAAATCCCAGATCGCGCAGGCGTCGGCCTCGTCGTCTGTCTGGACCTTCCAGCCCAGCAGATAGCAGCGGTCGATTATGACCTGCTTGAGAGCCTTCTTGCGCTGACCCACGTTGCGGCCCGGAAAGTCTTTGACCTGCAGCGCACGGCCTACGAAATGCTTGCGCGCGGTCGAGCTTGTGATCTTCTCACAGCGAAACCCCATTTCCTCTACGCGCCCGGTAAACACCGCAGCTGCGCCGACAAGAAAATGCGAAGTCGTTGGCCCGCCAATGGGGGCTTCAAACACCACGAGGTCCGGCTTGTATTTTGTGAGCAGCACGGAAACCATGCTGCCCACCTTTGCGAACTTCTTGGCGTCCTGATTGATCCGGCCAAGATTGATCGTTGTCGTGCGCGGCACTTCACCGGCGCGGCCAAAGGCAATTCCAGTCGAAGTTGCAATGTCGAACGCCATGATAAGCATCAGCCGCGCTTCTTTTTGATCGGCGTGACGTTATCGTCGAGGTCTGCCAGCGCATCCTCAAAGCCCGCGGTATCCTCTGCCACGTCGGCAGGCAGATCAGCGGCAGGGGCATCGTCAGCCGCTTCGACTGGATCAGCTGCCGGCGCTTCATCGTCGACCGGCCCCAGATCCATCGGGTCAGTGCCCTGGCCTAGAACGTGGTTCTTGAGCAGCGGCAGGCCGGTTTCGAGCGAGGTGATCACGTCCATCGCTTTGTGCTGGCCGTCTTTCTTGTCCAACTTCTTGAAGATCGAGGACAGCCAGGAATACGCTTGGCTGTTCAGCCCTGTCGTCTCAAGGAAGTGCTGGACCTTTGCGCCGCTTTCGCCTGCGTCCATCGTGCGGGCCCGCTGTTCCTTCGCGCGTGCTTCGATCTGGTTGATCAGCGCGTCATGCTCGACCTGCGGGCCGTCCAGCGCCTCACGGACCTTTTGGCCGATTGGTTTTTCCTTCGCCATGTCTGGCTTCTCCTATGATGGGGGTTTGTTGCCGGTATCTCGCTCCGGCGTGCGCAAGGCTGTAAGATCGCAGTCTGCCTAAAAAGCCCTTGGTCCGGGCCGCAATCCACATTGGTTACGGGCTCTTGCGCACCCGCCAGAATACCCCGGAGGGCTACGCGGAAGGCTTATCCGTGTCGGAAAGCCCAATTTGAAAAAAAACATTAGTTTTAAGAGGAAACATTGCTGCCTCCCTCTTGAAACTGATCACTTTGGTAAACATTTTGTTTACTATGAAAGACGCGCTTAGAACCCTTCGCCCAACGGAAAAGATGCTCAGGCACGTCGATCTTGTTCGTGACGCACCAGTCGCGCACATCAAGGAACCAACCCGAAGGCATCAGACCATCGCGGACGCATCGGGTCATAAGCTGTTCACTACGGCCGATCGCCTTGCGAAACCGCTGGCGGTCGACCTTTGTAAGAAACTGATCGAGTGTGATCGGGGGATTTTTTTCATTCATCATAGGGGGCAATCTAAGCATATTGCTTAGTTTGTAAATACGCAAAATGCTGATCGTCACGACCGAAACACCTGCATATGCTGTGATCATGATGCAGGATCAAGAAGATACACCCGAAGCCATCGCCGCCAGATTGCAGGCGGTGCGCGAGATATTGGGGCTTTCCAAGCGCGAGTTCGCGGAGAAGGCTGGTCTGTCCGAGCAGGTCTATGGCCCGTTCGAGAACGCCAGGCGCCCCCTTACCCTACAAGCAGCGAAGAAGCTGAGGTCTGCATATAGCTTACCTTACGAGTTCTTGTTCTTTGGTAAGGTCGATGATCTGCCCACAAGGATATCCAGAGAGCTTTGATCTAGCCCCTCTGTCATATCCGCCCAGAAATCCAACGTTAGGCCAGTGTTTTTGCGCAGCATTTTCAATGCATCTAAGCGTAATTGCGTCGTCATATAAGCCTCTAGGTTGAATGGTTTGAGACTACCGTTCCCTGCCTGTTCCGCAATATCTAAAATAAAGAAAATGTTACCTACTACGCATTTTGTTTATTTTCGGGCTTGCGCTACGCAAATTGCTTAGTTATGAATTGTGGCATCAGCACAGGATGCAGCAACATGAACATTCCCAAGCCCCACCTGATCGCCAAGGACACGCGCTCCGCCAATATCGTTGGATTGAGCCGCCCCTGGACACTGTTTTGTGAAGAAATTCAGGACGACGATTTCGCCAAGTATCACCACTTCGCAATCCACGAAGATACAGGCGACACACTACACATTCGGTTTAGTAGCTTCCAGAAAATGACGGTCACAGACTTAGATCGCTGGCTGGATCTGGGCTGCCCTAACAGCCTGCCGCACATGGCGAAGAACATGACATTCACCGGACGCGATCTGGAATTGGCATGGTTCCGCGAAGTGGCAAAGCCGAACAGCAAGATCGCCGTCATGTTTGATAAGCCAAAGTTTAAGATCCCACGCTCTGTGTGGATCGCCATGGCAGTATCCTACGCCCTTCTGGGCTTGGCCTTCTGGGCCCTCACCTAACACCGAGATAGTGCGCGGCGTGGTTGCTCCGTTGCGCACTGTTCCCCAGCGCGGCCCCGTTCCTCCCCCGGATGCTGCCGCGCTGGGATGAAATTCAAATCCCAGGAGAATTGTATGATCATCTTTCGTAATGAAGGCCACATCGACATGCGTGCGATTAAGACGTTCGGTCTTTCCAGCAAGTCAGGTCAGGACAAGATCGGTCGCTTCGGCACCGGTCTGAAATATGCCACCGCAGTTATCATGCGTCACGGTGGCGAAATGACGATCCAGTCCAACGGTGAAACCTACACCATTGGCCGCCAGTCCGAGGAATTTCGTGGCACCGAAATTACCAGTCTGACCATCAACGAAGAGCCTCTGCCATTCACGACAGACCTTGGCCGCGATTGGGAGCCATGGATGGCCTTTCGTGAGCTATACGCAAACGCTCTGGATGAAGGTGGTGGTGTTTCGCGGTCTGAAACTCAGCAGCCTGCCTGCGGCGATGAAACCGTGATCAGCGTGTCTCTGGACCCGTTCGAGGCGATCTTCTTTTCCATGGACGAGCATTTCATCGACGAGAACGACGAGCCATTCTTCAAGTCAGACAAGATCGAAGTTTATAAGGGGCGGTCCCTGTTCGTCTTTTATAAAGGCGTGGCCGTGATGAAGCTGAAAGAGCCTTCCGTCTATCGCTATAACCTTCTGGGCTATCTTGATCTGACAGAGGATCGCACTGCGAAGTATGACTTTATCGTCAAAGGCACCATCGCAGACGCTCTGGCCGCATCTACCCATAACGACGTGATCCAAGCCGCCGCAGACTGCCGCAACAAGTTTGAGGCGGGTCTTGATTATTCAAGCGCGACCGCAAGCCAAGAGTTTCTGGGCGCAACGATCAGCTTGGGCTCTGCGGCCAATCCCACGGCTACCGCTCTTGTTCGAGCTCAGCTTCCTGCAGACGGCGGCACGGCCACAGTCCTATCTAAGTCGCAGCCGGGCGGTGAGTGCCTGATGAACGCCCTGTCCGTCCTGCGCCTTCTCAATGCTGATCTTACGATCTGCCAATTCGTGCTGGCAGAAGGTCTGAAATTCTATGGCGACATGGAAGTGAAGAAGAAGGCGATATTCATCAACGAGGCTATCTTCTCTGATCAGGAGCGAATGACCATTGCCGTGATCGAAGGATACGCCGCTATCGCAGGGAAGCACTGGATGGCCCGGCGATTGATCGAGGGGGCTTGCGCATGATGCTACCCGGCCCCAGCGGCAGCTACCCCGCCCATTACGCAATCAAGGCCGCCGACCGAACGGCAGGCCAGCCAGACGCTCAGAGGCAAGCCCCGGCGTCTGGCACCCAATCCCAGCAGGAGAAACGGACGTGACTGTAATTCGGGTTATCGACTTTGAGACAACAGGCGCAGAGCCTCCATCAGAGGTTTGCGAAGTTGGGATTTGTGATTTTGATGTGTCTAACCGCATCGTTGAAGATCCTGTTGGCTGGCTTTGCGGCGTAGATGAAATGCCGCCAGTCGTTCGCGCGGTGCATCATATTTCACTGGCGGATTGCTCTGGGCAAAAGCCATTCGACCAAGCTGATATGTTCAGCGCGGATTATCCAGAGTGCGATGCCATCGCCGCACACAACGCAGACTTTGAGTTGAAGTTCTTTTCCACCGATCTGCCAGTGATCTGCACCTACAAATCTGCACTTCGCGCGTGGCCCGACGCACCCAGCCACAGCAACGGCGCACTGCGCTACTGGCTTGAGGACAGCGGCCTGATCACGCCTGATCATTCCCTTACCCAGCCAGCGCACCGCGCCCCACCAGATGCCTATGTTACGGCGCATATCCTCTTGGCGCTGTTCGACGCTGGGCACACAGGCAGGGAAATGGTCGCGTGGACGAAAGAGCCACGCCTGATGCCGACCTGCCCCATTGGCAAGTTTCGCGGCAAGCCGTGGCCGGAAGTTGAGGCAGGTTTCCTTATGTGGATGATGCGGCAATCAGATATGGAAGCCGATCTAAAGTGGAACGCAAACCGCGAGATTGATCGCCGTGGTGGCTGCGATGGATGAATACACTATCCGCACGCTTGCCGAGGGCGAGAAGCTCACCGAGCCGGGGTTTTACGGGATCACGCTGGATCAGCACCACAACCAACCATGCGACGGGCCCAGCGTCACCAGCGGCGTCCTGCGCGCGATGGAGCTTTCCACGCCAGCGGACGTTTGGGCCTTCTCTAAACTCAATCCTGACCGCTGGGAGAAGCCAGAGACGACGGCCCTACGCCTTGGCCGCGCTATGGCCGCCTACGTCGAGGGCGGCATGGACGCGGTAGGCGAGGAATACCTGATCATCCCGAAGGATGCCCCGCGCCGGCCAACCACCGTGCAGATCGCCGCGTTCGAGAAGAACGGCAAATGGAGCGAAGCCGCTGCACCTGGCGCTGCGTTCTGGGAGAAGATCGACGCGGACGGCCGCACGCCGCTGTCCGAGGCGGAAATCACCATGATCGACAACATGGGCAAGGTGCTGGCGGATGATCCGATTGCCTCTGTTCTCATGGGCGGCATCCCAGAAGTTTCAATGGCGTGGAAAGATCAGCGCACAGGGCTCTGGTGTCTAGCGCGTCCAGACGTGATCAACTTCGACGGAACGACCGTGGACTATAAGAAGCAGAACACGCAAGGGCGTCCTTTTAACCACCGGATCGTCGACGCCGCCATCACTAAGTATGGCTATGATATGCAGCTTGGCTTTGCGAACGAGGGATTTGAGCAGCTGACGGGCGATTGGCCGACTATGGCCGCGATTGTCGCGCAGTGTGACGCCCCGCCGCATCATGTAATCGCCAGAGAGATTGCGGAGGAAGATCTTCGCATAGGCCAGTTTCGCAATCGCCGCAGCTTAGATCGTTTCGCGGAATGTTTAGCGTCTGGGAATTGGCCGGGACCAGGTGTTGACGTAGCGTGCTATCAACGCCCCGAATGGCAAAGAACGATGTTGCTTGAGGAAATGCAAATTCAAGGCACTGCGACATGAGTGAGTTTTTTCTTCCGATCAAAGGGCATGAAGGCTTTTACGCTGTTTCGGATATCGGGAATGTTAAATCACTTCCCAGAATTGTAATGCGCCGAAACGGATCAGCCATGCGAATTAAGGGCCGCATACTAAAGCCTTCCGCTGGGCCAAATGGGTATCCGCTTGTCGTCTTGTCTGACACGGAAAAGCTTACGCCAAGAACTGTTCACTCCCTAGTCCTTGAGGCGTTTGTTCCAAAGCCAACCCCAAGTCACGAGTGCGAACATAGAGACCGTGACAGAGCCAATCCAAGATTGGGAAACCTGCGTTGGGCGACGAGAACGCAGAACAACGGGAACGCGGCGCACGGGTCTGGATCGTCATTATATCGAGGCGTGACGAAAAGGCCGAGCGGCGGGTGGGTCGCTCAAATGGGCCAGATGGGGAAGCACATTTTCATAGGTGAATACGAGACCCAAGAAAAAGCCGCACGAGCTTACGATCGTGAAGCATCAAAATACTTTGGCGAATTTGCACGCCTTAACTTCCCAATTTCCGAAAGGACAGCACCATGAACCAGCTTACCGTAGCGCAACAGCGCGACCAAAAGGTCATGCAGTTTAAGAAGAACTTTTCGGCCTTGGTCGAGCGGAAGGAGCTGGCCTTGCCCAGCACTGTCAGTGTCGACGCCTTTCGCAACGCCGCAATCGTGGCCGTGCAGAATAACCCCGGCATTTTGGACTGCGATCAGGGCAGCGTGTTCCGCGCGATCCGCAACCTTGCCGCAGCAGGCCTTATCCCAGACAACCGCGAAGCCGCCATTGTGCCGTTCAAGGGGCAAGCGCAGGCCATGCCGATGGTTTATGGCATCATCAAGGTAGCGCGTAACTCTGGCGGCGTGAAATCCCTTTGGGCCGATGTGGTCTATGAGGGCGAGATTATGACCGTCGATATTCAGGACGGCGAACGGGTCTGGAAGCACACGCGGGCCGATGGTTCACCTATCAACGCTATGTCGCGCGGCGGCGCTGTTGTCGGTGCCTTTGCTGTTGCGAAGCTGTCAGACGGCACCATCGACTTCCAGCCCATGAGCCGCGCCGAGATTGAGAAGCGGCGCATCGCCAGCGCAAACCAACGTGACGCGAACAAGCCGTCCGGTATCTGGGAAAGTTGGTATGAGGAAATGGCGAAAAAGACCGTCATTCGGAACCTTGCCAAGCGCCTGCCCATGTCGTCCGAGGATATGAACCGCCTTATGCAGGAGGACGACGCCAACCGCGTTGAGCTTGCCCGCGACGTGACGCCTGAAATGACCCCGTTGCAGCGCAAGGTGGCAGCCGCAAAGGCAGCGCAGGACGCGCAAGAGCAGTTTAACCCGACTGATACCCCCGAAGATCGCACGGACGCCGTGGACGACGCTGAAATCGTGCCCAGCGACGACGAGGACGCCCCGCACTGGACCGAGACGCTGGACACGGCAGACGCTTTCCCCGGCAGTGACGCATTTACCGAAGGCGTGAAGGCGCGGCAGGCGGGGATGAAGCCGCAGATGTGCCCGCACGACGAGGGCACGCAGGAGGCGATCGACTGGCTTGGCGGATACGATCAGGCCGCCAACGCAGCAGAGACAGGCGACGAGGGAGACAAGGAATGAGCCGCGCAAACTTCACGTCCATTGATCACGACCTGCAAAAAGTGATGATGGACGACTTCACAACGTCTCTGATGGATATGGTTGATCGCAAGTGTGATCTGTTCGGTTTCAGCCCCCTTTCAACAGCGGCCTTAACCCTTCACGCTTTGACGTTCCTGATGCGCGATATGGGAGGGCCGCAGTCCCAGCATTATGCGTCCGCCGTCGCGGAGGGCTGCTTTTCCAAAGACGAAAGAGTGATCGACCGCACCAACAAGCGCATGAGACGCTCGATGGAGAAAATGGCCGAGCACTTCGATCTGCTTATGGCCGAGACAGGAGCCGTCCAATGACCACCTGCACCCCAGAAGAAGCCGGCAAGAAGCTCTGCCCGCTGGCCCGCACGTTTGGCACCACCCCCGCAGACGCCCATTGCCGCGGCGACGATTGCATGGCGTGGCGTTGGGCCCCGTTGCTGGCTGGCACACCGGAATGGAAGAAGGCACTTCGCGCGCTGGCAGATGCAACGGGCGAGAAGGCACCATACCCCAAGGCCGCACAGGCGATTGCCGAAGATCCCGAAGCGCATGGGATTAAGACGAACCTTGGATACTGCGGCGTAGGGGGCAAGTGATGCTGGCACTGCATGATATCACAAACCCTGAATTGTTGCCCAAGGTCCGCTCGAAGCAGATCATGGCGTCCGCTATGGGGCAGAACTGCGCCCTGCGCGTGTCCAGCTTCTACCCGGGCCACAAATGCGCGGGCCGGGACACCACCGTCGCCTGCCATATCCAGACGATAGGGAAGGGCACCGGAACGAAAGTGACAGACCTTGCCGTCGCCTATGGCTGTTCAAACTGTCACGCGATCGTGGATGGGGTTGACCGCAAGCGCGCGGAATATATCGCCACCAATTACCCCACCGCGTTCGTGCAGCGCCTACTCGACGCGATGGTAGAGACGCAGGCACGCCTTATCGGTGAAGCAATCGTCTTTGTCGTGGATGGGGAGATACTGCGGTGAAGGGTCTAAAGGATTATATGCTGTCAACGCACATCAGACTTGAGCTGCGCTGGCTAGATATGGGCGGCATCCCCTTTCCGCTTTACTTGCGAATTACAGCAAACGAGCCCGCCCTAACCTTGATCGCGCTCGATCTTATCATCTGCAACGCAATGCTGGTGACGCTATGAGCAAGGTCAAGATCACATGCACGGCCCCGACCCTGCGCGAAGCCAAGGAGTTGCACGAAAAGACCGTGGCGTTGATGGAGCCGATGGGTCTGCACCTTGCCCGCATCCGCGCCGCCGAAGCAGACGGACAGCGCAACATCACCTCGACCTATGTGGAGACGCCGCGATGAACCTGTTTCCCCCCGGATACGACCGCTGGCGCCTAACCCCGCCCGACGCCGACGAACCAGACGACGAGGATCTGCAGATGGATCAGGACGACGCAGACGATCTGGGTGACTTCCTCTACGAAATGAAACGCGATCGAGCATTGGACAGAGACGAATGACACGCCCGGCCACCGACCGCACCTTTGACGACGTGTCGCGCTATGGTTCGCTGAAATGGCTGGCCGCCGCGATGGGCCTGTCTATCGACCAACTGCGCACACGCCTGCCCCAGATGCAGACGGACGGCCTACCACCCCCTGACCCGATTGTCGGCCACTACATCAAGGCCGACGTGGACGCATGGATTGAGAGAAGGCGCAAGTTTTCAAAACATGCTACGGTTGGGGCCCAAACAAACCCAGCAGGAGCAACAAGCCATGAAATACGACGACGCGAGATTATGGGACGGGTCTGATCCCGACTATGCCCCCGGCCTTATGTGGTCGAAGGGCATTTACCCACGTTGGAAAGCCCCCGCACGCTATGTGAAGGCGGGTTACGAAATCACCAGCATCAAACTCGAAGGCACCAAGGGCGATGGGAATGACCATGCCCGCGCAGAGGCGTGTCGCACCCACACCGTCACGATGCTGCGTTGGTGGCAGGGAGACGAGCGAGGAGGCCCTGAAATGGGCACATGGGCCTATGTGATCGCCCGCTGGCTCAATGACGAATACAGCACCATGCGCGCCGTGAAGGCCAACACCGCCGCGGGATACCGTGAGCAGGCCGCGATCTGGGAGCGGATCATTGGCGACCAGAAGATCCACTGGCTCGACTATCCAACCATGATGGCGATTATGAAGGCGATGAAGGAGAAGAAGCGTTCGGTGTCCTATATCCGCCGCGCCGTCACCACCCTGCGCATGATCGCCAAATACGCCAGCCTGATCGAGCAGCCCGGCATCGAGAAGGTGCGGACCATGCTGACAGACATTCGCATCAGCACGCCCCCGTCCCGCAGCGTAGAGGTCACACGTGACCAGGTGCAGGCAATCGTGTCCGAGCTGGACGCAAGGGGTATGCCCTCGATCGCTTGCGGCATCCTGATCCAATACGAGCTGATCCTGCGCGCCGTCGACGTTCGCGGCCACTGGCTACCCAGCGACGACAAAGCAGGCGGCATCACACGCACGGAGAAGGGCACCACGCTACGTTGGCAGGACGGCATGACGTGGGACATGCTGGACGAGGATCTAACCTCCCTGCGCAAGACAATCAGCAAGACGGCCAAGTCTATGCCCGAAGCGTATGAGTTTGATCTGACAGACCTGCCAGAGATACGCGCCCGCCTGCGCCTGTTGCGCAATGGCGGGGGCATCGGGCCAGTGATCGTGTCGTCGACAGGCGCACCCTACGCCCAGCTTGCCTATACTCGCGCGTTCAGTCGTGCCCGAGACGCATTGGGCTTGCCGAAGGAGATACAGTGCATGGACCTGCGCTCTGGTGGCGTGACGGAGGCGAAAGCGATGGGGGTCAATCCGCTACAGCTGCGTGACGCGGCCCAGCATCGGCACATCGAAACGACGAGCGGATACGCGCGCGCTCGATCAGACGGCGCAAACAACGTGGTGAAAATGAGGAAAGCGAAATGACAGCGAGAGAACCCATTGAGACAGCGCCATTTAAAAAGTTTATATTGATTTGGCACGACGACTTTGGATGGACCATAGCAGAAAGATGGCCAGAAATCGAAGGATGGTTTGAAAGCTGGTCTGGCGAACTTATTACAAACTTCCAACCAACACACTGGATGCACCTTCCAGACGCACCTACGCAGGGCGCTGATCAAGAACATCACGATAACACTCGTGATAATACTTGTTCACACTTTTCAGCGCCAATCGCTGAAACCCCTGTGTGTGTGGTGAGCCGGTCGGGATCCGAACCCGAGACCTACTGATTAAAAGTCTGACCGCCGCACGTCACAACCGCCTGATGGAAAAGAATAAACGCCGCGAAGTATTATCGCGGCGTTTTCATTGAAGCTAAGCATTGCGCTTAGCGACGTGCGGTGTGATCGGGACGCTTGCCCCCATGTCGCCGTGTCCTATCGGTGGTGTCTCGGCGCGGGGTTCGGGTGCCAGCCCTGCCCCGCACTAATTACCTAACATCACACGTTGGTTGTGTAGGCCGTCAACTCAAAAGACGGGGCCATATTGTATCGCTGAAACACCGTCCCACTGATAGTGACCAGTTCAGGACCGCTATCGCGCAAGTTGCCCGCCGCACCATTCACGATATTCATGCCTGCACCGTTAAAATCCAAGCCGTACCGGATCTTAACAGTCCCGCTTAATACCGACGCACAGGTCAAAATAACCTTGTCGTCTTGTATCTCCATGCCGCTGATCGTCTTTGTGGTTCCGCCCTCTGTCACCCTAAACCCATTTGATGCTACTGCACCAATAGATGTATCAAACATCATGGGCAGAACGGGAACGTCCATTCTCAACTCAATTTTTGATCCGCTAAATGTCGCAGATTTGGGGGTGAATTGACGAGGCTCAAAGCCGTCCATGATAGCATCATTCGCGCTGCCAAAATACGTGCCCATGAGTTTATAACCGACGTTGGTTAAGTGGACGCTGTCAACGCTAGAATACGGCAAGCGATACATTGGCGACACCATGAAAAACTTATCATTTGTCATGCAGACCTCTAGTTGCGCTAGGACAACCTCTTTCCATAGCGCAACCTTAAAGGCAGGTTGGGTAACTAGAAAGTAAAGCGGGTCGCTCCGTCCCGTAGAAGCGTTTACATCTTCCTCCAGATTGCTTTGAAGTGTCAGCAAGTGATTTTTGTAAGTCGTGCCGAGCATGTTGTTTTCGGTGTCTGTTTCACCCTGAATGAAATTCACGATTAACTGCACCGACGGCTGCAATGCCTTAATTTCATTGAGCCTAGCAAGGAACGCCACATAACCAGACGAACCACGCTGGATCGCAGAGATAGAAGCGCCTCCAACGCCCGCCGTAAACGCGGCGAGCACTTGTGTAGATGGTATCCCAGACCCTCGCTTTAATCGCGTTGCAGTGGCATAGTTTGCAGCCGTCACGAAAGGCTTTTCATTTGTGACGGACACTAGCGGGAGAAGACTGCCGCCAGAATACATGACGTTGGAATAAGGCTGTGTTCCAGATAGCACCGCAGAAGGCGTTGCACCCTGATAGACGGGGACGCTATTGCTTTGGCCATAAAACGCGATGGCAATAATAGATGCAGACGACAAAGGCGACGAAAGCGATTTCCGCGCTGCGTAAACTAAAGCCTGCGACACCTCTACAGAGGATATTTGTGCCACCTTCTCTTCTAAATCATCAATTCGGGGTATGACGCCAGTTTGTATTGTCCATCCTAGCGATAGGGTCCAACTTCCGATGAGGTTTGTGGTAGTGTCAGTAGAGGGAACACCGGATGAATAGCGAACCCCTAAACCTCCGGTTGCCACGTACCTAAGAATAGGGTTCGCAGCGAATACACCAATATACTGCCCTGCCTCAACTGCGAAGTTGACCGCAACAACATTAAGACCAGCAACAGCCGCCACTGGAATAGAACGTATACCAGTAACTTGATTTGAAGCGTTTTTAGACAGCAGGTAAAGGGTGACGCTACCACTTGCAGACGTGTAGAAGAATATGCTTTTCATAATGCCCGAAGTGTAAATCGGGTAATTTTGCATTATCATCAGACTACCGGAGGCCGTAGTGGTGCTGCCGTCAGACCCAAGACCTTCTGTCACCAAATCGCCAGCCAAGCTGTCATCTGTGTACTTTTCTATGGCGTCTATATCGACCGTCTTGTTTTGTCCTTTAATATACCAAGTGCCAACTTTGCTGCTTGAGACTATGGCATACTGCGCAAGGACTGGCGGCGTCGGGACAGTCTCAACACGCTCGCCGTTTGCCGTAACAAATACACCGCTTAAATACGCCCCGTTCGCACTATAATACGCAATTACGGGTGATCCTACAGAGCCTACAATAGACAAGCTGGATATTTTGATCGCACGGAGGTCTAACCTGTCAGTCCCCGCCCAACTGTCGGAGAACACAAACACGCCAATGGAGTTAATGTAACCCGAGTTTGGCATAGGAATATTAATCTGATCTCCGGCAATCCGTGCAGCAGCCTCCGCTACCAACGCCGATGTCTGGCTCTCAATCAGCGCAATCGTCACAGGGCTAGTCCCAACCGTCGTAACAACCGACTGACACTGGTAGGTGTTACCCACCAGCGTATTGCCACCTGTGACAGACACCCTCGCGCCGACAAACTCAGCCGCCGCGTCCATGTCAGTTGCCCGCGTGTGAGCGCCTGCGCTGTTGTAGATGTAGATGCCGTTCTGGGCTGCGTTGGTCTGTACCCGTGCAAGGTAGCGGTCGCCGTTGGCCATCGTGCGACCATCGACGGAATACGCGCCTGTAAGCGCGAGGTTGGCCGTGCTGACCGCTGTGACAGCTTCAAGGCTGCGGCTGATGCCGGGATTGGCTGCGATGTAGGCGGCGAAGGTAGTATCAACTGCCCCCTGCAATTCGGAAGGATCGACACCGGTCGGCAGTTCCTTCAACCATCCGTCGACGATTTCCAACGCGACTGTTTCCTCTTTGCGCAGGCGGCCGCGCAACTCACTGTCAAGACGTTCCGTCATTGGACCATACCTTCACATTCACGCTCGAAAGTCGTGTTCGTTTTAAAATCTAGCCGGAGGTTTGCGGGGGCATTTTCTACCCGCCAATCCACCTCGGCTTGCGTAAAGCGGCGCGGCTGTTCCACGTCGCAGAAGTTTGCCGCTTCATCCGCCACTGGAAGATCCTCCAACGGCAGGGGGGAGCAGCCAACGACCAGGGATATTCCGCAGGCCGCTGTCAGGAATTGCGTCAATCTGATCATCGCTTTTCCGATCCTCTTGAATGTTGCGGTTGCGTGCAGAGCAAATCGCCAGCTCTGCCGCGCGGTATTCAGCCTTGGCCTGCCACGTTGCAGCCGCTTGATGCTGCGCCCATCCCCAACCCGTAGCGGCGATAAGGGCCAGCACAGAGGCAGAGAGAGCGATGCGGGTCATACTGCGGCCTGAAAGCAGGCGTTCACGTCAGGCGGCGTCCGATCAGGCGCCCACGGCGTATCTGGCTTGCCCTGCCACCACTTGAAGCGCGCGGCCAGCTTTGTGTGGTAGCCATGCTTGGCGTAGGAGGGGCCATTGTAGACGCGGGCGAACCCTGCCCAATCGTGCCGGCGCAGCTCGTCGTCGATGCCGCTTTCCTCGATAAACTTGACCATCGCTTCCAGATGCACTTCCTCGTCGTCGCGGAACGCCTTCACCATCGCCTCTGCCGTGTCGTATCCGACAACCGAGCAGTTAAAGCCCATGATCTGACCAAGCCCCCAAGACGCCGATCGCAGCGCCGCCTCGCGGTTGATGTTCATGGCAGTGATCAGGTTTGCAAAGCTGTCTGCGGGATAGGGCCGCGTCCCCCAATCCTTATAGGCAACGCGCATCCGCACCGCCTGCATCTGATCCACCGGACCAAGCTGTCGATAGAAAACGTGCGGCTCGAACAGCATCTTGATCCGGCCCTTGCTGTCAAAGCCACCGCCGCTTGTTTCTACGTCCAGAACTGCGTGCAGCTCGTCCTCACCAACGCCAATGCGATGCCCAAGCCGCGGCAGATCAACGTCGTCCAGTTTCTTCGCTTTGCCGGTCCATAGATCGCTCATTGCTGTGCGCCTCCAAATAGATTGCGTAGGGAAATTTCGCGGGGATACCAGACGATCGAGAAGGCGTTGAATTGCGCCCGTTCCGCCAATGGCAGAGATAGGTGCAGCGCCTTGAGAGCGAGGTATCCGCTAATCGCAACGCCAAGGTTGAAGCCTGCGTTCACCAGCTGCAGCGGAAGCGCCATGCTCGTCGGAGCCATCCAGCCGATAAAGCCGAGATAGACCCGCAGCAGATCCCACCACGCCGTTCGGGCGCACTGGATTAGCCCAATGCCGCAGACGAACATTCGCATGTAGCGGCCCGCACCTGGTGGTGCGCGGCGAATGTGCGGCGCATACCCCAGCGTGGCCCAGCCCATCACGGACAAAGCCAGCACCGCCGTAAATTCATTCAAGTAGTAGAGCCACATCATTTGGCCTCCCGCTTTGGTAGGATCGCGTCGAACAGTTCGTTCACGTCGCGCTGCCTCTGGTCCATCGCCCGAACCAATCTCTGCCGTGTGGCCTCTGCCACTTCACGCTGCAGCACCGAGGCGACTTCTGCCCGATTTGGCGGCTGCGGCTTGTTCTTCAAAATGTCGAGGAAACTGCGTTTATGCTTCACGGCGAGAACCTCCAACAAGATCGAACGCCCGGTCCATCGCTTTCACGTTTTCCGCCATTTGCGCGGAATGGACCTTTTGATCGTCGAACCGAGCGTCGATCTGCTCATTGAGGCGCGTCCACAACGCCTTGATAACCCAACCCATAGCCACGACCACCACCACGACAAGCGCGACGAACAGGCCGTATTCACTAGCGATCTGTGGGATATCTACAGGGTTCATTTTGAAATAAACCCGTTCACTGTCCATGCGTTCGTCGTCACATTGGCTGTGCCAGTCCCGCCAAGCGCATTGATTTTCGAGCCGCCTAAAACCTTATAACCGACCTCTGCGCAGGCAGAGGCGTCGGAAAGTTCCGCATTGATGTCTGAGTTGGACGAGGCATGAAAGCCAACATTAGAACCCGTTACGGGTAATTCTGGCGCTGAAACCGAACATGTGTCGTTAGCAAGCACCCCATAGGAACCACACCGCGAGGCACCGTCACCAGCCCAAACACTTGCCGCTTTATAACGGGCGTTGATTGTCGAGCCGTGAATTGCGTGAAAGCCGATATCACAGTCAGAAGCGTTCACCTCGCGGCAGTTTGCGCCACTACCGTCACGCACGAGAATACCGTCACCCGTGGCATTACCAGAGGCGTCAGACTGGTATATGTCCATCGAACTGCCCCAGATGCAGTATACCGAAGCATCGCCAGTTGAGTTTTTGAAGCTGGCCCGAGGCAAATCTGCTCTAGCGCCGTGCTGCAGCTGCATTGCCCTATTGGAACTTCCAGAGAAGTCAGGGCCAGATGCCAGCCCGGCCGCGGCTCCCTCGCCGCCCTGCGTTAATCCGTCGATGTGGCAGTAGGCTTTAGCGCCGCCCAGCAGGACTAGCCCGCGGCGTCCGTTCTTTACGCCGGAAACACGGACGCCGGTATCGGCGGGACCGGCAAGGAATTGGACCTCTGAACCGCCCGAGAGAGCGATGCCGTCATACCTATTGACTGCGGTCGAGTAGTCGAACAGGCACCCAATACGGGGCAGAACAGCCTTATTTACACCAGCGATCAAAGGTCGCGTCGTATCAAGAACAAACAGACTTTCAGAAATTCCCGCGCTGGAAACCGGGATAAACCCAAGCGTATCGGTCAGAGTGATAAAGCCCAGATCAATTCCATCAATGAAAAGCTGTTCTTCCATTACGAAAGATGAACGAGCCTTAACCTCGACCTTTATTCCGCCGCGCTTGTATGCGGGATACGCGCGCGACAACTCCTCTAGCGCCTTCGTAAAGCTAGGAAACTCGCCGCCTGTTCCGACAGTAACCTCGACAATTTCAGTGTGCAGACCATGCCCAAACTCAAGGGCCTGATCCGATTGCCGTTCGCGCGATGATAGAAGGTTAATAGTCATTACAGATCCAATCTATCCGGGGAATTTCACGTCGACGACCAAGGACGATCCGCGGCGATTTTCGATAACAAGCGCGCCGGGCGTCGTGCCGGATGCCGCCACAACGGACAAAGTGACGTTGCCATCAACGCCCGTTGTGCCGGTCAGAACCGCGGTTGAAAGATCGACTGCGGTATCTAGCCCGCCCGTTGCAATGCGCGTGATGCCAGTTGTCGAATGGACGTAATACTGACCGCGCGGCGAATTGGCGTTGGACGAGTGGCCAACGATAGTTGCCATACCTTGCGCGACTGAATTGTATACGGGCGCAGGCAGCGGGAACGTCGCTATTGCATCATCAGCAATGTTTGCCAGGAACCGCCCGTCAATCTTTGCCATCCCGCGATATTCGCGATCAGCGGTGACAAGGTTTTTAATCTCCGTCCGGTCGATGCTGGAATTGAACGGGTTCCAGAAACGGGGGTCCAATGCCCAAGATACCGCGCCATCAATAACGCAGTCATATACCTTGATCCGCTGGTGGAACTTTAGCGTTCCAGTAGGCTGCGAGTGGGAACCTGCCATCACGTCGATATTGCGGCCTTTGCAACGGCCGATGTGAATATCATCACAGACCGTCAGGTCATATCCACCGAAGTGAGGGAACCCGCCAGCATAAGCATAATCGACATTCACAGCTTCGCGCGTGCCGGGGGTGGCGAGTGTCGCGTCAAGAAACTCGCAATCAAGCGCTCCACTTCGGCGGCAGGCGTTGAACTCGATAAAGTGGGCCTGGTAATTGTTCTTCATTTCGGTGCCGAGCACCCAGATATTTTCACCATGCCCGAAAGCAAACGCAGGCCCTTGAGACAACGCCGCGACCTTTGCCGCCATGTCGATCACGCCGCCAGTGATCGTGATATTGCCATCGCCAGTGTAGCCCGTAGCATAGGTCAGATTGCCATACTCGCCATTCAGGAACAGCGGGCGGTTAATCGCATAGTCAAGGATCGTGACGAACGGGTCCATTTCCAGATGCGTATTGGCGTAAAGCCGTAGGTGTGCGTCACACCGATAAACGCCATTTGGAACCTTTACCTTGACGTTGCCGCCCTTGAGAGCAGCGTTAAAACCCACGTCAGCGCCGGCAGAACCTTCTTTTGGCGTGCCGTAGTGCAAGACGCTACGTTCACCGTGCGGAATGAACCCATCGACACCCAGATCATTCGTGCAGCTGTCCGCGCCTGTGACCGCCGAGCGTTCATAGAATAGACCGCCCACCGAAGGTGTCACTTCGCCCACTAACAGGGTGTCACGCCAAAACTGGAAAGCCGATGTGGTTCGCTCGTAAACCCTGATCTTGCTGTCGATCAGAGCCTCAACCTCGTCCTTGTACTCGGACAAAACTACCGTGGCCTCTGTGTTCGTCAGGCGGGGCATGGAAACGATGTGGTATAGCTCGTTCGCTTCTGGCGAGAAGTTGAGGGACAGGTCGCCGTCCACCACCGTATAATCAACGCCATAGGTAAGCATCCCAGCGGGAGACGGGCCCATGATCATGTGGTTGGTCTGCGTCAGGTTCAAGGCAGTGCCATTGCTGGCCGTGCTATAAACTTGCTGGCCGCCAACGGTCAAAAGCGTGCGCTTATTCATGTGAAGCGCGTTGCTCAAATCTTCGATCGCTTCGGCAAGAAGTTCGCTAATAGCGCCGGCATAGCCCGGCAAAAGGCCAAGGCGGAATTGCTGTTCCTGCTGGATCGCAGCGAGCCGGTCGATTTCAATTCCGATTGTGCCGATAAGGTCAGGCGTATTGGCGCCGATAGCGCGATCCGTGCGAGCTTGCCGAGTGCCAAAAATCTCAACATCAACGCCTACAGCCGCAGCGGAGAGGATGATTTCAGCGTCGTCGCTGCGGCCGTTCAGATATGTTGCGCTTACCGTGTAAGCGTCAGTCACCTGGCCCTCGATAAGAACGCTCAGGTCACTATCGTCGAACAGCGGGAAAGGCACCGCAAACGTCGTCGTTTCGACCGTTGGCGAGTATTTTTTATAGCGCGTGGACGGCGAAAGGGTCATGGGCATCCTCTTGAATTGCCCTTTAGATCGCCTTTCGCCGCCCCTTATCGCAATGCACCCCTATTCGCGGGGCTTGGCCCCGGTTGCTTCTACGACTGCGTCCTCAATCTGGCGCGTCACGCCAGTAAGCCAGACAAGGTTGTTGCCGGGGATAGGTCGCATGATCTTGCGAACGTCGCGGTAGGACGCATCGCCCGCACCGTAGGCCGCTGCACCCTCGAACATACCCACCGCCATGTCGACACCCGGTCCAAGTAGACCTTGAGCCTCCGATCGTGACTTATAGCGGGAGACTTCCTCACCGCTAATAGAAGTCGCGCCGTTGGTAAGTGCCCCCGCCAGCGCGTAGGGCTCCATCAGCCAGCCGCCTAGACCAGATCGGTCCAGCGCATCTTCCCATAACGCCGCGCCCTCTTTCGGTTCGTTACCAGCCTGCATAGCCTTAATGTTCGAGACTAGCGCACCAAGCGCCATTGCGCCCACGACTTGCGCCAGCACGTCAGCATCCGCCCGCTGGATACCGGCCAGCAAGATCCGATGGTGCGCAGAGAAGGCAAACGACTTGAATTGCAGGAAAAACTTTCCTGTCTCTGATGAAAATGAGAGCGGCAAATCCTGCCCCGGCGTGACGATCATAATGTCAAATTCACGGTTCATCGCTTGGCGGAACACGTCGAACGCTTCCCGATCATCCCAATTTTGACCACGCGGCAACCAGAGGGTGCCATTGGTGTCACCATGCTTTGCAATCTGTGCCGAAATACGTTGCGCCCAGAGACGGTCAATTCCGTTAGAAGCTAAGGCGGCCATGTCTTTCGTCGACGCCTTGCCCGCCGCCATACGTTCAGCTGCCTTGGACATTTTAGACGCGACCATTGCGCCACCCACCGACTTCCAGAACACGTTCCACGCCACCATACCCGTAGCTTGGGAGAACACGGCCGCGCCTTTTGCCAGACCCTTCTCTAGCCGCGTTCCGCCGCCGTAGGGGTCGAACATATCGCCAAGCGCGATCGAGCGACTGTTGAGGTGCCAGTCAGCCGCCGAGTTCAATTCAGCCATATCCATAGCGGCCAGCTTTAGCCGTCGCGGGTCCGTAATTGCAGTGAACGAGCCGCCAAACGCCGCTTGGATACCCGCCCGACCAACCACGTTCGCAACGTCAGGGATTGCCGAAATAGTCATGCCGCCAAGGAAACCCATGTAGGACAGCGTGCGAACAGTCCGCGCACCCTGTATCCAGCCCGACCGAGGATCAGCCGGCACGCCATAGACGCCGCGCATCCGGTCCCGCATCGCCAAGAGGTCGCGCAGGTTTTCGTCGCGCTCTTTCTTAATCCGGTTGCGGGCCTTCGGACCATCAGCCTGTTCCATCAACCGCGCAGCTTCCGCGTTGATCCGCTCCTGCACCTTCGTCATTTCCAGATCGCCAAACTTCTTGATGATTTCCAGATCAGGAACCATCGACCGGAAGTATTGCGCCATCACGTCCTGCGCGTTGGATTGCAGCCATGGCTCGATCACCTCGTCAGGCACGTCCAGAACGCGCGCACGAGTAGGGTTTGACATTGCGGCCTTGTAGTGTGCCTCGCCCGGCTTCATGCCCGTCAGCGCGTTCACCGTGTCGCTCACAGCCGCAGCGATATCCGCATCCGTCGCATTGGCGTAGAAGTCCTCAACGTCCTGCGCCTTCTTGGCCTTCTTCAATTCAGGAATGACCTTCTGCAGCTCTGCCCGCGCCGCCTTGATTTCATCGCGCACCTTGGGGGCGATTTCTTCGTCAAGCTCACGAATACGGGCCTGCGCTTCCTCCAAGCGATCCAGCGCCTTGAGAACGCCCGCCTCTGCGCCATCCTCTGCCTTGCCAGCCACGTTGCCGCTGCGTTCTGCCTCCCCAGCCTTCACCTTGGCCGTTTTGGGATTGCGTGCCGTGTTCGGAAGGTCAGCGATGATCTTGTCGATGGGCTTCGATATATCCACGCCCAGCCGGTCCATTTCATCCGCGAACGCCAGCGCCGCCTCGTATCGCGCAAATTCTTCGCCCATGTCGTAACGGGAGAAAATGTCGTCACCCCGCGCCGCACGGTCGATCGCGTCCAGCAAATCGTTCACCGTCGCGCCATCTTCCAGATACCCGGCGTCGATCATGGCCTCGCGCACCGTGTCGATATCCCTGCCGTCCTTGCGGCGAATAGAGCGTGCCCGCGTGTCGAGAGACATTTCAATCTCTGTTGCGCTACCGCCAGACCAGCCCTTGCCGTTCCAGCGCGTGCCGATCTTTGGATCCTTGATCCCGCCGTAGCCGCGGATCGCTTCGAGCAGGTCCGTAGGGCGCAGACGCTTCACACCGCGCGCATCTGACAGAGCATACTTGAGTGCATCCGTTTCCGCGTCAGTGAAGGTCAGGGCTTTCAGATCGTCGCTGCGCTTTTCAAACACACGCCGCAGGGCACCAGTAGCCCGGCCCACTGCCTTAGACCGACCATCGGCGCCTTTCGCCCGTTCGCGCTTGGCAACCGCCTTGCTGCGCGCCGTATCCAGCGCCCGTTGCGTGCCGCGAATGTTTTCCTTGAGCTTGAATTGGTCAGCTTCCAGATCAGCCACGCGGCGATCGAACGCCATATTCTGCTGCGCAATGTCGCGGCGCTTCTCAAATTCGCGGCGCAGGGTGGGCATGATATCGTTTTCCGAACCGTCGCCCCGGTGCGCAATGATCTTTTCTTGCTGATACACGCGGGAGAAGTAGCTGTTGCCGTGCTTCAATTCGGTCAGCGTTTCATCGAAGATGCCAAAGTCGATCGCTTCCTCTTTGATGGGGTCAAAGATTTCCTTCCGCAGCATGTCGGCCGCCGCCTGCACCTGGGGAATAGGGTGTTTGTCGTCACGGCGCATCGCCTTGCCCACTTCCTCCATGAAGTCACGCGACGATAGCTTTTCCGTCTTGCCAGCAAGGTTCTGCGTCCAGCGCTGCAGCGGCGCGACCATAGTGCCGAGCGTGCCTACCGGCCCGTCCTTCCAGTATTCACCGTAGAACTTGTTCAGACCCGAGAGCGACTTGACCATGCTGCCGTGCGTGCGGTCTTTGATCAGTGCCTCCACGGAAGCCTCGCCATTGAGAACGGTCTGGCCTTCCTCGTTCACCTTGTATTGCAGCGGCGTCTCGACCAAATCGGACAGCGCGCGGCGGGAGGATGAAAGCTCTGACAGCATAGGGCGGATCACAGGGTCGCTTCGCACAATCGCGCGCAGGACAGGCACCTTACGAACTGCCGCGAAAAATCCTTCGCGCCGTATCGTGAAATCTTGGGGGTTTTCCGCAGCGCCGATAGACCGCAGCCCATCTGCAAAGTCATTGTGCATGGTGACGGCTTGTTCTGCCCGCTGCGCCGCGACTTTGAACTCTTGCTTACCAAGGGAGCCGATACCCGCGCCGAGGATACCGCCGAGGATCACAGACCCGCCAATAGCGAACGCGCTTTCCTCTGCCGTGCGGGTTTGCTGTGTCGCGTGAAGCATCACCTCGTCGATACCTGCGGCCAGACCAGTCCAACCAGCCACGGACAGCCCCGTCAGGCCGATCTTAACGCCTTGGGCACCCTTCACTAGTGCGCCGCCCGGCAACAGCGTTGTGGGCGATAAAATAGCGGCCCCCATTTGCGCCATCATGCCACTGGCACCTGCCGCGTCCAGTGTGCGGCGATCCTCTAGCTCTTGGTTGATCTGCGCCTTCATGGCGGCCACGTCCGTCGCATCCCGCGCGCCCGTGAACCGATCCCCATAGGCCTCATATTCCGTGCCCTGCACTTCGTCCCAGGGGCGATACTCAGGATCGAACGGCTTGAGCGGATCATAGTCGAACGAGGTCAGGGCAGAGACGATAGGGTTTTCCGTGCGGAAGGCTGCGCCGATCACTGCCCCCGCCCCGGTTTTCTGCCCCTCCGGCTTCGGCGTCAGGTTCATTTTCGGATCAATAGAAATTGGCCCAAAGGTATTTTCGTCCGGGATGAAGGGCATGATGCCTCCTATTCAGTAGGGGGAGGTGCGGCGCTGTATTCCGCCTTGTTGTCGAGAACAGCCTGCATCGCTTGGCCCTCTGACTGGCCGCCAGCGCGCAGATACTCGCGCCATAGACGCAGGTTCACCACGCCGCTTTCGCGCGACCGTTCAGCTTCCATCGTGGCGATATCAGCCGCTTCCGCATTAGGCGCGGCAAAGGCAAAACGCCCTGGCACGGATTGCAGCATATCGTCACCGTCGAGATAGCTCACGCCGTAGGTGGGGGATCGCCCAGCGGCCACATCGCCCCGCGTGCGCTCGTCAGAATTGATGATGATACGATCCGACGAGATAGGCGTTGCGCTGCCGGGGGAAAGGAAAGGATCACTGCCTTCCTCAATGCCCGCAAAGGCGTTCACCTCAGATACGATCTGGTCGCGCATCCAGTCAGGCTTGCCCACAACCTGCGGATAGAACTGCTGGGGCGGAAATCGCATGATACGCTTGTCGCCAGTCACGCCGTTCGGGCCATAGACGCGGGCCATATCTTCAAGCGCACGGTTGCGCGCCAGTCCCTCGTCACCGGTCTTTGCATAGGCTTCGCGGAACAGACGATCATAGTCGCCCATGATCGCCGCCTGCTGCGCTGGGGAACCCATCGTCACGTCAGCCCCGCGCCCGGCCATGAAGTCCGTCACCTGTTCGGGCTTGAGGTTCTTCGCCAGATCCTTTGCCTGATCCGTCACGTTCTTCGGCGGATTGGCATTGCGGTTTTCGATCATGCGGCCCGCAGCCTCTTCACCGCCCATCATGCCGCTGTAGAACTTGTAATCCGCCAGCGCGTTCAGAACTTCCGAGCTACCGTCCACGCCGCCGAAAGCGTTGGGCTGCATCTGCAAGGCTTGCCCGGCAAACTCCATCGCTACCGCCAGTGACGCGGGATCATTACCATTTGCGGCAGACCGCAGCGCGTTAAACATAGGCCGCGGGACAATGCCCGACCGCTGGACGATCTGCCCGGCCGTTACCATGCCCGCTTGCGACATGGGGCTTTCACCGTTCAGCAAGGCTGTATAGGCGTCGTCAACCTTCTTGCGCGTCCCGCTATCGTAGGGGTCGATCAGGGCGCTATCATCAGAAAGCGTCGAGAGCGTTTCCTGAATTTCACGCGCGTCTTTCCGCTGCGCCTGCAGGTCAGAGATAAGGCTGCGCTGCGACTGGTCAGACAGGCTGTGATCGTCTGCGATCTGCTGTTCCGTCAGCGTGCTATCGTTGTAATCGACACGGCTCTGGTAATCCATCGCCGCCGCATCCTCCATCCGCTTGCGCTGCTGGTAGTGATCGTTCAGCGCAGACAGGGCGATATCGCGCACCTCTGTATCTTCGATCTGGTCAACCTGCGTGCGACGTGCGGCAATGTCTGCGGCCTTCACTGTGCCCTTGCGCTCTGCCCAGGACCGCACCTGGCCGACCGTCATGTTTTCTAGCATGGGGTTTGCCGCGATCACCTCTGGCGGCAGGAGCGGCCCGGCAATCACTGTAGGATCAACTGAAAAGATCAGCGCCGCAGTATCGGTGTCGGCTACGGCGGCAAAGAACTCGCTGCCGGGGGAGACAGGCACGCCCATGTCGTCCAGCTTGCTGCGGTTAGCGTCGAAGTCCACACGAGGGGCGGTAGGTCCACCCCGCGCGCCGGACGCCTCAACATGCCAAGCCTCATTGTCGAGAGGGAAGGCAAGGCCGAAGTTACCCGCGTTCGCGTGAACCCAGTCCTTCACCTCTTGCGGTGCCTTGTCCAAGCGTTGACCGTTCCAGCTTAGATCAGCCGCGTTGCCGTGGCCGTGCTGGGAATTGCCGGGAGGGGCCACCCATTTGCGCGCGGCCTCTGCGCTGCCATACTTCGTTAAAGCTGCGTCCCAAAGCTCTTGCTGCTTTTCCACAGAACGGAAGCCGGAGAACACGCTCAAGCCAGACCGGATGCTTTCAGGCGCGCTGGCGATCATGCTTTCCAGAGAACCCCGGAATTGCTCTTCCATGCCGGTAATCGCATCGCCACGCAGGCCGCCGCCGCTGCGATGCTGCGACCAATCGAAGTTGCGCACCGCAGAGGATACATCGGTGCCCGCCAGACTGTCCGCGATGCCCCGCCCGTCGATCCCCTTGAGGACACCCTTTGTTGCCGCGTAGAGGCGCTGGCGCACCGCAGGCGAAAGGTCTGGATTATCGACAAGCCCCTGAACTTCGGCCCGGCGTTCGTCTGTGATGGAGCTTGCACTTTCCAGAGAGGAAAGCTCTTGCGTGATCTGCGCCGCCCGCGCCGCCCCGCGCGCGCCAGACATATATGCCTCTGCCTCGTTTGGCGTCTCACCAATGTAAGGCGCAGAGGCGCGAAATGATGTGACGCTCTGCATTTCAGCATAGACCCGCGCCGCGCCTTCCGTGTCGCCTGCCATCGTCAGGTTTACATAGTCGTCGGCCAGCATGTCGCGGTGCGTCGAGGTGTCCCGATCGCTTTCCCGCTGCGTCCGGTTGATCTGCTGGACCTGCAGGCCATTGAAGCGCGTCAGAGCCTCGTTCTGCACCGTTGCGGCCAGATCTTCCCGCAAGAGTGCCGGCGCGGTTTCATCTTCTTGCATCAGCTTCAAATAGGCGTCGGACGCATCCTTGAACCCGGCCGGATCGAACTCGTGCTTAATTTGCAATTCCTGCATCGTCGCGCGAATGTCCATTTTCCGCGTGGACAGATACTTGGAATAGGCGGCCTGATTATGCGCCGCAGCCATTTCACCGCCGAGGACGTTCTTTTCGTCGATCCGCAGCTTGCCAGTTTCATCGCGGTAGACAGCGTTGGCACCTTCCTCTGCAGACTGCTTTAGAGCGGCTGGCTTCACAAAGTCCGCGGCCATGCCTGCGATCTGGGAAAGAGCCTCAAAGCCCACGCCTTGACGCGGAGCTGCAGCCGCAACCTGCGATACCTGACGTGCCCGGTTAATCTCTGGAACGCGCGCCATTAGGAGCCCCACCCTCTGTTCATGCCGTATTGTGAAATTGGGACCGCCGCCTTTACCAGACCCGTAGCCAGTGACCAGTTAGCTGCAGAACGCGAAGCCTTGGCCCCGGCCCGCAGGTTTGCCGCTTGTTGCTTGCTATCTGCCCGCTCGATCAGGCGGCCCTTATTGCCTTGCATGATCGCCTCGGCCTCTAGCACGCGCGCGTTTGGCGACGTGGCGCTTAGACCGTTTGCGGCGCGAGAGGATCGCATTGTCGAGAGAAACGCATCAAGATCGCCCCTTGCAATGGTGTCACGCTGCAAGCCCTGCGTGTCAGCCATGCGCGCTTCGCTTTCCTGCCGCGCCGCGTCTGACATACCCTGCGCACGGCCAGAAAGGCCGCCCATGATAGCCGACCCTGCCGAAGCAACCGCAAATCCTGTAACTGGATCCATTAGACGCTCACCTTGTAGCCAATTTTGAGAAGCTGGAACGGGCCGGGGCGATCTTGCACAATAGGCGTGCGCTTGAAAGCAGCCCCACCAGCCAGACCCACCCGATATTCACGGCTTACTGGAGGCGGAGGAGAAACCAAGTCAGTCCCTATCTCATAGCCGCCGTATTCAGCATTACCGATTTTGAAGGATCCGGTATTCCGCACCGTCACATACAGGTCGATTATGCGCTTAACCTCGCGCGTCCCTGACTGCGTTTGGATAGACCGCCGCGCCCAAGGCGTGCATCGCACCGGAAACCCAAGGCCAACCTGCAGGAAGCGAACCGTATCGGACGGATAGATTGCAGGTTGGCCTTCGATGATAGCCTTGCCATCATCATCAATTACCAGATCGCCATAGTCCCAGCCTTGCAGATAAACTTGAGCCGTATACCCCGCCAAATGAACCGCAGGATTTTCAGATGCCGGGACAGGATACACGCCTGCGCCGCCAGTTGGCCGCGCTGCGTCGACCAATATCATACTGCCATAATCAACATAAAGCGCGCCTTCAAACCGCTCACGCTTGCGGTAATTCAAGCCAGAATAGTCCCGCCGATCAACCAGCGCGTAGACCTTTTTCCCGGCCTGATAGATTGCAACAAAATCGCCATCCGTAGACCATGGGCGGCAGGAAATCCGGTTCTGATCACGGTCCCATTGAAATACCGCGGCTGTGCCATTCAGGTTCGTAACGTAGACAAATTGCTCGGGCTTTTCAGCGCCAACAACCGTTGCCCCAATATGGATTGGCTCATTTATAAGATGCGAGTGGAATGGGCTAATCTGGATTGACCGCCACGATCTGTATGCGTCACCCGACAGGATAGCGGCATAGACTTGACGGCCAACCACGTCGATGAACACCGCGCCGTCGTCAATCGGCATGGGGGCAACGCTGTCACAACCCACCTGGGAAAACAGCACCGGGCCGATAGTGAGCGGGGTAATTGCATTACCATCGCGCGAAGGCTGATAATACAAACCCCGCGTCGTCATAAACAGCAAATCTTCTGCGGACACGATGAACTTTAGGTCGCCGCCGCGATCCGCGCTGATCGTTTCGATAAAGGCGTCGGCGTCGTTCGCGCCATCTTCAAAGTTGAGCAAGTCTCCCGCCTGCGAAGCTGCGAACGCACGCGGACCCGCCGCGTAGTCGCACAAGTAAAGCCTGCCCTTGTGAACGGCCCCATAGTTGGCATAGCCATACACCTTGGAAAACATCTGCGCGTCCCAAAGCGCAACATATGAGCCATAGGTGGAAAGCACGGACGCAGTAATGTTTTCGCTTGCGTTCGGCCCGATCAGCTTGCCGCTACTAGGGAAGTCCTTGTAGCTGTCATTGCAGAAAACCCGAATATCGCTTCCGGTAATTTGCGTGATCAAACCGGGCCCGCCCGTAACGCTATGCTCTACTGCGTCCCCCTCTTTAAACTCCGAAGCATCGCTTACTGTCAGCGTTACGGTCCTGGAAACCTTGCCATAAGACTTACCGCTGGCATGACGAATATCTGTAACCGTATCAATCAAAACCAAAGTGCCGTTATGGCGTATCCACGTCCCAATGTGCGCCGTTGTGAAAAAATCAAAATTGCTTTCAAAAGCCGCGCGCCCCGAAGTCGTCGGAATGATCGACATCTTCTCTGCGCCCTCTGGGCGGTAGAACGGGATTTTTGGGGATCCATACTGCGTCTCTGGATACTCGACCTCGCCAAACTCCCACAGGCCAGCGCCATTGACCCGAAGCGCACGCATCGCAAAGTATTTAGACCCAATGATTATTGCAGACTGGTCAGGGATGGATACCGCCCAAAACTGCATATCAGTGAAAGCATATGAGCCGAATGGGTTTGCATCTAACACCTTCCAGTCGATGCTACCCGATGATGTTACCAGCGCCTCGCTTTCATCAAATAAGGCGTAACCATAGCGCAGAATATGCAGCTGATAATTGCGGCCCTTACCCAAGCTCACACTGAAAACTTGTGTCGAAAGGCTGTCGTCAAGATACAGAAGTCCAGGACGCCGCTCGATCTGGCCTGTAGCCAGAGACACAGTATTTTCCGCCTCAAATAGAGACGCCGTGATCAGGTCCGTGTCGTCACGTTCTTCCGCCTCTGGACGCACCGCACCCAAAGAGAAGTCATTCTGCCAGATCATTTCCTTGCGGCCAGCCACGATCAGTAACCCCGATCAGGTGTGCGACGGGCGCGCATGAGGCGGCCACCACCGCGGCGGAACATTGGCTTAGGTGAACGATTTTTAGAACCCTTCACGCCAGCCTTGAGGAACGCAAGATCGCCCTCTTGCTCTTTCGCCATCGCTTCCTCTGTTTCATCCAGAGCGTCTTTGATCACCGCCTCAACACGGCGCTGCACACCCTTAGAGAAGCTGGCAGACCAATTCGCCTCTTGCCCGGACCGGACAATCTCAACCTCGATCGAGCCACTGCGCGCATCCAGAAGGATCGCGTTTTCTGTCCCGTCAAACTCCCAATCCTGCAACAAGTCAGCCGCAGAGCAATCATTGATGTAAACCTCAACAATATGCAGAGTGTCGTTCGGAACTTGGAACGCATCAGCATAACCCATTGAACCGTCAAACCGACTGGTCAGAGCCACGCGCGCGCGACCGAAAGGGTAATTCCCGTCGCCGTCCTCAAACGCCGCCCGGACTATTTCATCGTAGTTAGCATCAATCGCTTGAGCCAAAAACGGTTCGTCAGCCATCGAGGACCGACCGCAGCGGAGCAAAGCCGCCTGAATGATTGTCTCTTTTGAACGCATAGCCATGCAGCGAACATCGTCGCGCCGGCCATTTGGGGCAATGCACCCGCTTGGCGGATATGATTACCCGAAGGTCGCGCCGTAAAGATACCCCAGCAACGCGAACGCCAGATAGATCGCAATAACGGCCAAGAGTATCTTCACGCGCAGTCTCCTATTTGGGTTGTTCGGCCTGCGGCCATTACGGAAACATCTTTTCAAAGTGGAATACGATAGGATCGCTTTCGACCTTGATTGTGCCAAGCCGGACAGCAGCCCGAAAGATGGGCTTTTCACGCGCCACAATCTCATGCGCCCGCTGGATCATGGCCCGCCATTCCTCAAGGCGATAACCGCCCTTGCTGTTATTGCACGGCGCACATGCAGGCATCATGTTGCTCACTACGTTGCGCTCTGGGTTCATCAGGCGTCGCTCTGCAGATGGCAGCAGCTTGCCCCAAGGGTCAGTCGTCAGTCGCGTGACTGGCTCTACATGGTCAGCTTGCATCCGATCCATGACTTCCCCGCAATATGCACAGCGTCCGTCGAACATCTGGCGTAAAGCCTCGCGCTGCGCTTTCGATCCCTTCCATTCATTGTCCATGGACTTACCTCTTTGCTGCTTCCCGGCGCTTCAATTCGTCAGCACGCCACTGCAAAAACAGTGGCTTTACCTTCGCGGCCTTTTCGTCGCCCTTGCTGATCGCGTGTTCAAGTGTGGCTTCAAACCCCGCGAATAGGCGCGCTTTCCAGTTGCTATAACTGCTTTGCGCCTTCATTTCCGGCAGCTTTGACGGCACGGTATTTAGATCAGCCCACACGTCATTTGCGCTCATGTCGCCGGACGGTATGCGCCCATCGGCCCACAACTCAATGAAGCGCGCCAGCCGCTTGGGGCAATCCAAGATGCGGTGTTTAGGCCCCATCTTGACGCCCCGCGACCGTGCCGCGTCCATTCCGGCCCGCGTCCGTTGCGCGATCATGTTGCGCTCAAACTCTGCCAGCGCCGCCATCATGTGCAGCATCAGCTTGCCCGTCGGTGTCGTGGTGTCGATTGGTTCAGTTAGGCACCGGAACAAGATGCCGTCAGCACTAAGACCTTCGACAAACTCGACCACGGCCACCACCGACCGCCCTACGCGGTCCAGACGCCAGACGCAGAGCGCATCACCCTCGCGCATGATCTTGCGCACGAGTTCCAGCTTGGGCCGCTTCTTAGACGTGCCGGACACCTTCTCTGTGAAGATGCGGCTATCCGGTATGCCTGCCGTCCGTAAGGCGTCAAGCTGAAGGTTTAGGTTCTGGTCCTCGGTGGACACGCGCGCATAGCCGTAAAGGTTGCCGCTGAAATCGGGTAAATTCATCATATCGAACAATGCACACAGCCCGCTTATTAAGTCAAAGAAAAAGTTATTAAGACAGCACCCCATTAAATGCTTTACACAATAGCTTAGTGGTGTAAGGTAGGTGACAGAAACGAACACTGACACAAGGACCGCCTCATTTACCAACGCAAAAGGCCGCCCCGTAAGGAGCGGCCTTTCTAACGTCTGGCGATCAGTCAGGAGCTATTCGCCGGCCGTATCATCATCCTCGTCGTCGACGATGAACGAAACCGCTTTTTCGCGCTGGCTCGTGATGAACTCGACCAGCTTGGACCGCGCCATCTGCTTGCGGATCGGCTGACCGTATGCCGCGCTTTCCTGCGCCAGCTGTTCGTTCGTCATATCGGACGGGGCAACCAGCTTGACGGCGGTAGCTTCCGCATCAACGGCAGCCTTGACCACATACAAACCCTTGGACTGCACCACAGCTTCGCGTGCAGCGCCCACAGGCATGACCTTGGGGCCAGCCTTTACCGCGGCGTCCCATTCGTCTTTGGTGAAGCCCGTGTCAGCGAACGACTTTGGCTTGGATACCGGAACGATTTTTACGTCAACCATTTAGATATCCCCCAGGATCGTGCTGAAACAGCCCAGCGTGATCGAAGGCGCGGTGCCAGAGGTGATCACGCGGATACGGCTGGCCGCATACTTGGTTTCGCCCTGTTCGGTTGTCCACAGGATCTCGCGGCCGTCACCGGCAACAGAGGTCGGCGCACCGGACTGGCGAACAGACGTGTGGCCGAAGTCAGCAACCGCGGCGACGTGGACCGTGGAGAAACCGTCGTTAGACAGCTCTATCACGACCTTTACCAGCTCGTTGCCAGCGGTTGTCTTGATCGCTTCCACGTTGACGATCGTGCGATACTGCGTCCGCTGGGCGGCGCGTTCGGTGATCGTGGCGAGGGTGGTGGCCGCAGCGGTGATCGCTGCGGAACCAAATGCGCGGTGTTCAAGCCGTGCGTCAAAGGGGTGGTTCATGTTTGCCATGTTGGTTTCTCCTTATGCCACGATCGGGGCGTCAGCGATGGAGGACAAACGCATTGCTGCGTATTCATCTTCCCAGGTGATGCCGGTATCCCACTCGAACAGGTCGCGCTTGAACACGCCGCGATCGGTGTCGACCGGAATGTATTCAGGCTCACCGGTCTGGATGCCGCAAACGCCATCTTCGCGGAAGGACACCAGATAGAGCGAGGTCGTTACTGCCGCGCCGCCGCCATAGGCTACTTCGTTGTATGGCAGGAAGGACGAGCCCTTGGACGGCTCGTAGCCGGTCAGGAACGGCACGTCACCGAAGCGAGTGACACGGCGGCCGAGCTGGCTGTCCATATCGTCGGTGAAGCGGTTGTTCGTCAGGCTGGGATCACGAGCGGCAGCTTTGAAGCGAACCAGCTGGCGACGCGAGCAGAGCCAATGCGACGGACGGTTCACGAGGCTTTCGGCCAGATCCATCTTAGACATGGACAGGGCAGCGCCACCGGATGCCGTGCTGTTCACCAGCAGGCGGCTATCGTCGGTCGAGCCGTCGACGTTACCAGCGAGGTCAGCTTTGCAGCGTGCGCGCAGACCGTTGAACCGGCGTGGGTCCAGCTTGTTAATGCCGTCGATGAACGTAGAGGTCCAAACGCGCGATGCGTTCTTCATCTGGCCGCGCATGTAGACCATCCGCTTGCGTTCGCCGTAACGCTTGAGCTTGATACGGTCAAACTCGATCAGGCCGCTAATTGGGAAGCAGGCGTCCTGGAAGGTTTCTTCCGAGCCGTAGCTGATTTCAGGTTCTTCGTTCAGCGCGCGGAAGTCCACGGCTGGCTCTGAGGTTTCGCGGTCAAAGCGGTTTAGACCTTGCGGGGCCGCCTTGAATGGAATGGCCTGCAGAACGTCGCTTTCGGCTGCGAAAGTTTCGATCATGCCGCTTGCTACGGGATCATTCATCCCCTTTGCAAACTCGACCAGGTTGATCAGTTCATCGGCCATCCGGCCCTCCTTATTTTGCGCTACGCGCTTTCAAACCAGCCATGATCCGCTCGTCGGGAGACATGGCACTGTAGTCAGGGGCACCGTTGCCGCCTGCGCCCGGCGTAATCGCCGACTTCTTGATCAGCGCCTCTACGGCGCGGATGGAGTTTGCGGACGTGAGGCTGTCCATCAGGGCGCTGGCTTGTTCGGCCGGCAGACGGGCAGCGGCTTCCCGCTTGAGCGTTTCGATACGGGCCTTGCCACCATCGGGGCCGAGGGCTTTCGCTTCCTCTTTCGCCGTATCCATCGCCTTTTTAATCTGGCCCAACTCGCGGTTCACCATGAGCCCGGCCATCTTTTGCATGGCCGCCTTGGGGTCTGTCTCGCCCGTCGTGACGCTGTGCATCAATTCCTGCAGCACCTTCACGTCGGGATCGTCGGCAGCGATGATGCTGTTCACGTCGAACGGCACGTCGTTACCCTGTTCGTCTTTCGTCGCCAGCGCCGTCAGGTCCAGACCTTCGGGCAGAGCGTGCCCCTCTGGCAGAGAGAAGGCGTATTCATCAGCCGACTTGGGCAGCGCATCGAGGCGTTCTTGTGCCTGCTGTTGCGCGGCCGTCATGGTGTCGAACTGTTCACGGAATTTTACCGTGTCATATTTCCCATCTTCGCCCTTGAAGGTTTCAGGGACGAACGAGCCGAGGTCGATCGTGTCGCCTTCGTCACCGCCACCAGCGCCTTCGACGGGGGCTTCCAACATCATGCGGCGGGTCTGCCAATTCATTTTAAACATTCGATGCAATCCTCCTGAGATCGAGGACGAAATTGCGCACTGCGTTCATTTCTCGCAATGCACCGTCTGACGATCCGTTTGGCACGCAAGAAACTAGGACTGATTTTTCAAGCAACATCAGAGACTTGATGCCATCATCAGTGGCAAAGCACTTGCGCAGGGTGGCCGTCAGCTCGTCCGCGATAGAGGCGCCCTCGTCCGAATTGCGCAGATAATTCAGGTGCGCGGTCAGCGGAGACATGGCGACATGATCGTGCTGGCGCATCTGCTTTCGATACGCGGCACCGGCTTTATTGCTGGACATTCTCACCTCCCGGCGCGGCAGCCTGCTGCTGCGGCTGTTGTGGCTGCATCGCCTGCATGATCTGCATCATCGCTTCCTCACTGCGGAACTCGACAAGCTGATCCTTGAGCTTGGTCTTTACGTTGCGCATGGTCTTTGGCCCGTCGATCAGGAGGGCGGCCTGCTGCGGCCCTACCGCCTCGTTCGCCATTGCCATGAGGGATTGGCCGACCAGAACTTCTTCGCGCGCCTGGGCACGTTCCAGCGGCGAAATGGGCCGGATCATTACCGTGCCGCTGTCGATTAGGGGGAAGTTTTGACCGACAAGGCTTCCGCCCTCTTGACGCTCCAAATACTCGACACGCTTGAGAAGGCCGACACCCAGCTCTTTCCAGAGCTTTGCCGCGGGCCGCGCGATCCGGCGCAGCTGCTTTTGCTCTTGCCCCACGAACTGCGAAGCCGAGGGCGGTGTTTTGCCCTTCTGCATCGTCTCGCGGTAGAAACCATCGCGTAGCTGTTCTTGCAGGCGATCCTCTGCAAAGAAGCCATAGTCGAGCGATCCTTCAAGCCCGAGCTTTTGGATACTGTCCTGAAACCCCGGCATCGCGGGATAAGCCATGCCGCTCTCGATCCCGTTGGACAGATCGAGCATACCGTCGTGCGGATAGATGATCGCCGGGTCTAGCGTGCGGTCCATGCCTTCGAGCCCCATCATCGTCAGGGCATCGAGCGTCCGCATCGTCGGCAGCATACGGCGGCCAGGGCCACGCCCCCAAGGGCTGTTCGCCTCTGGGTTAAACCGGCCCACCAGCAACGGGCAGGAACCATCCTCTGCCAGATCCTTGTCCAGACCGACCGGATCGCCGTCGACACGAATTTCCTGCCGCCAGATCGGGTTTTCAGCATCTTTGTAGGTCAGCCAAAAGCCATAGGTGACTTTCGCCATCGCGCTTGAGCTGTTCTTGATCTTGTCCTGAATTTTGAGGGGGAAATTTGCGTCAGGCAAAAGCGCAGGCAGATCGGAATAGGCGAAGCGGCGCACGCGGAAGCGATCATCAATGCCGAACGGGCCAAGGCGCAGATAGAGCTCTGCCAGCGGCACCGCCTCGAAAACAATCGGGGAATTGAGCGTCGGCCGGTCAGCCCACAGCGCGGCATTGCCGATGATGCAATCCTGAAAAGCCGTTGGGCCTTCGGAATAGTAATTGGACGCCCGCAGCGCGCGGTTGATCAGCTTCTCGAAATCGCCAATCTGTTCGACTGCGGCGTCAGCGTTGTCCGCGTCCTGCGCGTTGCCAGCCTCAAACTCTGCCCACGGCGCATTTTCAGGCGTCATGGTGGAGAATAGCTCGCCCGCAAATTCCTCTGCGATCGTGGCCGGCGCATCGGTGAAAATCTCGTCGGGATCGTCGTCGGTGTGTTTGCCACCGGTATCGTCCCATTCCTTTTCGCGGCCATTGAAGCAGAACTTGTAGACCTCGCGGCCGTCGTCGTCGATCTTCTGGCGGCGTGTAGCTTTAGCGGCAGTGAAGCGCCGGGCGAACTCGTCCTTTGCAACGGCCATCAGCGGCCACTCATCTTGCCGGAAACCAGCGATAGGGCTGGGCTGGCGATACGCCGGAACATCGCCGTGCGGTCAGTGAGCTGGGATTGTGTCGCCTTGAGGTTATCAGCCTCGCTACGCAGGCGCACCGCTTTCTGCTCTGCTGTTTCCTTGGGCATCTTGGACTTCATTGATCAACTCCGCGTCTCTGTCCCTCGTCAGATCGCGTAGAAGGCCGTCAGGGCGCAATGCACCCGACCGGAACCCCAGCACATGCTTTGCGAAGCCCACGCACGTCAGGGGCCGCCCAAACTGGCCCATTCGGCTACCTCGCGCCGGACCAAACTTGACGATCGTGTAATGCGCGTTGAGGAACGTCAGGTAGTCATGCACCTCGTCGTGGCGGTAGATCAGGGACATGGCCACGCCGCCGCGGTGCAGGTCGATATTGAGCCACGTCGTATCGGCGTATCCTGCCAGGGAAACGTGGCGATATTTGCCACCCCACAGACGGCCGGGGTGGAAGATCACATGCCAGATCAGGGATTGATCGAAGTCGTAGATCACGGTATCTCCATATTTGCGCGATCGTGGTTCCGAAAATTCGCATGATGTGCGAAGACCGGCTTGACCGGGGGCTTAGGTTCTAGGGCCACGAGGCGCACTCACAAAGTTTCGCCGCGGCATCAGCAGGGGTTGTGACCTAGCTAATCCACGGCAGAGCGCACGGACCAGCGCGCAGAGGGTGGGAACCCCTCGACCCATTACCTTCTCTTGATCGAAAACTGTTTTTTCTTGAGACGTGTCGGCTTTGGCGTCAGGCCGCCTGCGGTAAGGACTGCGGTGCCCAGACCGTGACCCAGCGCGGCGTATTGCACGGCATCGCAATAGTCGGCGTAGGTGTCGCCCTTGTCGGGTTGATCGTGGTAGCGCGACTGGCCCTTGATGCGGCCGAAGTGGTAGCCGCCGCCCATGCCTGCTTTGATCGTGCGGCAGGATGGATCCACGAGGAACCCCGGCGCACCGGCCACCATCTTGTCGAGCTGGCCTTGCACGGCGTTGAGGCGGATGGAAATGCTGTTGTTTCCGGGGGCCATCGCAACGGGCATCCCGTTCGCCATGAAAATTTTAAACGGCGTGTCGTCGGTGCCTTGGCCCTTGTTGTCGCCCGAGGGGTCTCCCCAGAACCGTATCCCGGCGCCTTCCGTCGAAAATGCCGTTGGGAACTTCTTGAGAAGCTGTTGTTTGAACATCGGCGCGTAGGTGGTGGCCGAATAGTTTTGCAGGCCATACTCGAATAGGATGCGCAGCTGGCCGCGCACCATCTGCGTCACAGCCATTGCCGGGTTACGGGCGAAGTCGAGCCCCACGACAAGCGGCAGGTTCGGGTAATACTCTAGCGTGTCTTTGGCGACGTGGACCTCTGGACGGAAACTTTCAAAGACCGGACGGCCCTTCCGGTAAACGCCCACGCGGTTCATCACATAGGTATCAATCCACGTCTTAGGCTTGCCCTTGATCAGCTCTTGATAGCTTTCGGTCAGCCAGTTGGTGTTTTCCGCCGCGGGGTTTTCCGTGTAACCCACAACGCGCTTTTCCTCGATCACCTCAAGAAGCCCCGAGGGCTGGATCAGAAACTCCCACCCTTCCGGCTTGATGTATTGCTGCCGCTCGTCGTCGTCCCATTCATCCGGCATAGGGATATCCCCGCGCATGTAGGGGATCCAGTGACCATCAGGCGGCGCGTTCAAGTCGCACAGCACGCCCTTCCACTTCGGCCCACCGTCGAGCTTTGGCGGATACCGCCCCTGCATCGCCCGCGAGTGTGCAGCATCGAAAATCGCCTTGTCCGTGAACTGCGCCTCGTTGAACCACACGCCGGTCATTTCCATCGAAAGCAATTTCCGAACGTCGTCCTCTTGGTCCAGCGCCAAGAAAACAAATTCAGCGTTCACCCGCGTTCCATCCGCCATCGGAAACGAAATATCATGCGACGGAGGGTTGGACATTTTGACTTCGCCAAACTTGCCCTGCGCGATCTGCTCAAACCAATACTTCCACGTCTTGAGCGTTGTCTCTTTCAAATCCGAATAGGTGTTCCGAACAATCACCCACCGCGTCCGCCGCACCCCAGACGCATCAGGCCACTGTTCCATCGCGTGACGAAACATTCTGTGACAGCAAGCCGTCGACGTTCCGGAATTGCCAGTTACAAACACGCAGCCGTTGTGACGGGCCAGAAAGAACCCACTCGACGTTGTGAAGCAATACTTGCGGCCGCCCGGCGCACTGACGCGCTCGATCGAGGTATTGTCGCCCCGAAGGCCCACTTTGCCTTTCCGGCTACCAGGCTGCGAAATGTGAACCGCATACATCGGTGCCCATGCTGCGTTGCGCTGATCAACGGTTTTGCTGATCGTCGCGCGCCGGCCGGTTGCGTGTGCTGCGAACTGAATGAAATCGGCAGCTTCCTTGTCCGTTGTGTCGAAGCGTTGATCCGGCCCCTCGTAGAGCCCATCCCAATGCTGAACCTCGTCCAACACTACCCGAAGGCCCGGCGTGCATAGCGCCCAGATCGCCAGACGTTTTGTCATCCACGTTTCCCGCGTGAACGCAAACGTCAGCTCTGTATCCCGCGTAGAATGTGGGAACTCCTGCCACGTCACGCCAGCATCCGCCAAGAGAACCCGCAGGCGATCCTTCTTGCGATCCTTCCGAACGCAGATCACCACCTGATCCCCACGCTTGGGCATGCACCCATCAGCGGCAATCGCACAGTGCAGGCGCAACCGAGCCTCGTCCTGCAGCGCCCCTACCCTGTCGAAATTTATTGGCACCCGATAGCGCCCCGGCTTGGCCGCCACATCAGCCGCAATCCGAACACGAAATTTTTCATCCCGATCATAAAGCGGCATCCGGTGTTCATCCGAAACCATCATCGAAAGGGCATGCTCATTCTTGAAATGCCACATCTGATCGCACGGCGCGTCGATATACGCCTCTGGATCTTCCATCGACAAATGACCGTCCGACCAAACCCCGATCCGCTGGCCGTCCCAATCGGAAATCGCCAGCCACCCGTTATCCGTCAGAACTTCCGTCTCTGCGCTCAAACAGCCTACCGGCCCCTGTATAACCGAAACCGTAGCCTGCGAATAAAAGAAATCCGAAAGAACCTTGCCGTCCGGCCGATACGAAAACGCCTTAGCCGCCATCAGCCCAATCCTCTAATCGAAATTTTTTTCATCCCAAACACCGCCCCAATCACACGCAAAACCCCACAATAGGTAAATAATACACCTCTCCCAAAGTCTCAGCCCCGTGATACGCGAGACCGAAAGGTGTAATCTGCATGTTTAGGTTTTGGGGAGGGCGAGAGAGGCGGGGCTTGGATGGACACGCTGGCGCGGCGATTTTTGGGGCCGGGGTCTGGTGATCGAGGACGCGAAGGGGGTGGGGGGGTCGCGCCGTGTGGATGGTGCCACCCATGCCCCTGTGCCCATCATTCACATCAGTATTATCAAGGCGCATGATCACACTCACCTTTTTATCGTGCATTACCAACGAGCTATTCACCGTGATCACCTGACTGATTGTCTGCCCCATCATCAATGACCTGCGCATCAATGGCGTCTGGATTGTCCCTGCTGCCATACTCGAAGCCCCCGAATGTGTGCGAAACGGTGTGCTTTCCTTCGACCCTTTTCAGTGCAGCGATGCCGTCAACTCCTGCCACCCACTTGTTTAGGTCTGCTTTGACGTGATCGCTATCCGAGGTTTCAGCTAATCGGACGTTGCGTATGTAGGCTTGTTGTGCGGCGTTGGCTTTCACGTCTGCAAACATCTGATTTAGCGCCATTATTACATATGGTCGCTTTAATGCCTTGTTCAGATTGTCGATCCTTACGCCTGCCCGCTGCGCGGCCAAGGTTGAAGAGACGCCTTGTTCCCCCATTAGGAGTATTGCTTCTCTTAGTTTGCCTCTTAGCGTGGGGAGAAACTTGCCGTCCTTGTCCCTTACGGGTGCTTCTAGCTTTGCTGTCTTGTCGTCGCGTGGCGTTGCGGGGGGAAGGGCTGCGCCCTCTACGTCCTGCCCCTCTACATCATCGGTCATGTTTCATCCTTGCGTGTTTGGCGTCATAGGGGCGCGCTTGGCGGTCCTGAATGGCTTTGATGGTTGCGGGGGGCAGAGCGACGGGCCGCGAGGTCAGCTCAAGGCCGAGAGATTGCGCCCACAGCAGCAGCATCACCGGCGAGGCAGTGCGCGCGAAACTTTCCAGCTTGTTGACGTATCCATCCGGCACGCCCATGGCTTCGCCTAGGTCGAGCTGGTCAAGCCCGATATCCATCCGCCTGCGGCGTAGATCATCCACTAACAGCTCGTAACGATCGAAGGCGGGGCGGGAGTATCCGTTGGCGTGTGGCAGATCGCAGCGCGGCGGGGCGGTGTCGAGACTTTCCAGCAGGTATGACCGGACGCCCTGGCAGCCGTGGCAGGCACAGCCCAGCGTGATCGTGTGGCCCTTTACGGACTTGACGACCCAGCCAGCAGCTTGCGCCGCTTTTATCCAATCGCGCACCATCATGGCCCGCATTTAACAGATATGCGCCTTGTTTAGCTAGAAGCTCGCAACACTGGACGAGGCGGGGCAATAATAGTGCATCTTTTATCTTTTTAGGTGTTGATTTCGCGGTAAAGGGGTGTATATTACATCTCATAGGGCAACCAAACGGCCCACTACCCCAGCGAAGGAAACTAAGCAAATGTCAGATTTCACGCTTACCATCGAACAAGTGGCAGCGCAGAACGCAGCACACGGCGGCATGGCCCCCAGCGGTGACACCCTTGGCCTGATCATGCACGGCGCGCACACCGTCGAATTGATGGACGCACAGGGGAACGCCGACGGGTGGCAGCAGATCCGCCGCGATACAGTCACGGGCCTTTGCAGCCGTTCCGACCTGCGCGCCGCGTTGGGGTATTGATCATGGACCTGATCGCAGCCCTTGCCTTTATGGCCCCGCTACTAGTGCCCGTCGCGTTGATCGTATCGGACTATCTGCGCGACAAAGCGGAGCGCGACCAATGATCCGCCGTTGGATCGTGGCGACCATCCACGCCTTGCTTGCATCCGGTTTCATGCTTGTTTGCGCATCCCTTGGGCAATTCGCAGCCCTTTCCCTCTAATCCAGCGCGGGACCAAACCCCGCACCACACCCCAGCTAAGGAAACACAACCATGAAAATCTATATTGCCTGCCTCGCATCTTACAACAACGGCACCATGCACGGCGAATGGATCGACGCCAGCAGCGACACGGACGAGATGCAGGAGCACGTTGACCGCATCTTGCGCGCCAGCCCCTACCCTAACGTCACAGTGACTTGCCCCGATTGCAGCGGCGACGGGAAGGTTATGGCAGGCTTCCATGCAACGGACTGCCGGACCTGCAAGGGCACTGGCACCGTTCCCAGCGCCGAGGAGTTTGCTATTCACGACTTTGACGGCATCCCTTCTAGCCTTGGCGAATACTGCGGATTGCAGGCCGTGGCCGACTATGTGGAGTTTTTCGAGGAGTTCGAGAGCGACCACGACGCCGACACCTTGGCCGCGATCATCGCAGACGCCTATGACATGGACGAAGCCCGCACCCGCTTAGAAGATCACTATTGCGGCGTGTTCGATACGTTCCGCGACTATGCGGACGCAGTGGCCGACGAAATGATCGCAGGAATTGAGAGCGAAACTTTGCGCCGCTATTTCGACTATGAAGCCTTTGCCCGCGACTTGGCGATGGACATGCACACTGTTGACGTTCCCGCAGGCGTTGCAGTGTTCCACGCCCACTGACCCACCGCAGCACCGCCCCACGCTGGGCGGTGTCACCGTGAACCAGACCCACGCTAACCCCAGCGATACGGAGAATACGACATGAGCAACGCAGCAGAAGCCACCGCCACAGAACGCCGCATCAAATACGTTTGCGACACATGCGGCGAAGATGAAGGCTCGATATATTGGGACGCAACAGCCTATTGGGACGCCGAAAAGCAGGCGTTTGTAGCCAGTGACGACATTAACGACACGGCATATTGCGGCACATGCGGGGGCGAAGGTTGCGCCGACGTGGTGGACATGGACACAGGCGAGAAACTGAAGCAAGGGCCCGACAACTGGACATATCTGCCAATCGCAGAAGCCGACGCACTATGGGCCGCAGCGCGGGACTTTCACCAGGCCAAGCGCACCGAGGCAGAGGCGCAACGCCGCGCCCTGGAAACCGCAAACCTACTGGCAGCAGATCACCCCACCGCGTGACGCATCGCCCGCGCCCCTACATGGGACGCGGCACCATGCGCCGAGCATGGCCCCA